GTCGTGCAAGTAGCCTCGCGTCACCAGCCATGTCATTTCGTCGGCGTACTCGTTGAACGCCTCCAGCAGCATCCAACCCGTCATCGTGGAGGTGGGGAAGTGCTCGTCCTTGAGGTGGACGACGACCGTGTCGTGCTGGGCGCCCATCTCAACTTTGCGGACATGACTGCCCGCCCATTCGGTGACCCCCGTGTCGTTGATGGCGTCCACCGCCTCTTGAGTGCTGAGCACGAGTTTTTGCTTCACTGTTCCTCCTTTTTCCTTTTTTGTACGAACTTTTCGGGGAGCCGCTTGCGGCACTCGGAGCCAATCTCAAACCAGCCCTGCGAATAGGTGCCTCCGTCGCTCAGGTCGTTGCCGTCATCGTCAAAGAACGGCATCAGTTCCAGTGCCTTGTTGCCGAATCCGATGGCGAGATGTATCCAGTACGAGTGGTCGCCTTTGCGGGGCTTGAAACCGCAGAGGAAGCACTTGCCGTCCACCGACATTCCGTGCTCGTTGGCGTAGGCACCGTCAGTCACGAGAATCTCCACGGGTTTCCCGTGGATTTGGACGGTTTGTTTGGTGAAGGTGAAGTTCTTGTACTTTCCCACGACACAACTCTACCCCACTAAAGTCCCTTTGTCAAGTACCCCAACTAACAACCCCCCACCCCCTCGCCGAAGGCGACCGATTTTTTTCCCCAAAACCACCCACCCCCCATCGCATCAAAACACCCAAGGATTCACCTGCCCCACCGACACAGGAGCAACAACAGGCACCACCCACACACTCGGCTCATAAAACCCCAACAACAACGCCTCAGCACGGTCAGGAGACCCCAACCCCCGACCCCGCAACTCCCCCTTAGACACCACCTTCAACCGACCCGACGAATCCGACACAAACTCACCCAACCCCAACTGCCCCACCGACCGCACATCCAAACCAGCCAACGAAACAACCTGCCCACCCCTCGCATCAGGCTCCAACAACACACGAAGATTCCACCACATCTCCGCCCTCACATTCCTAAACCGCCCAGCATCCGAAGCCCTCTCCGCCACATTCACCCCAACAACCCTCGCCCCATGCAACCCCTCCCGACCCCACAACTCCAACAAACTAACAACCCCCCAACCCAACCCAATAGCATCAACCTTCACGGTGACCATACCCGGCAAGCCCCCCGTCGCATCGCTGCGCTCGGACCCCCCACCCCTTGGGGCGAACACCTGTTCGCTACTACCTGTAGTGGTTCGCTCTGGGTGGTCGGGTGACCACTGTGGGTGGCGCCCATAACGGGTGTTATGTAAAGTTGCTTCGGCGTCGTGGATGTGGCGGAGTACGGTTTGGGCGACGGTGACGGCGTTGGCGTTGGCGTCGCCGCTGCTGGTGTGCACGATTCGGGCGTGGTAGCCGTCTATGCGGGCGATGACGAACTCGTCTCCGCCGTCTGAGGCTATGTCTACTCCGAGGCGGATGTTGGGGTTTGGTGCGGGGTGGTCGTTTTTGAGGGCTTCTTCAATCCATGTGGTGGGGATGATTCGGTTTGTGGTGTTTTGTACGAAGTTGGCGTGGATTCGGGCTTGGGCGAACGCGGATTGTTCGCCGAGTTCGCTGATTATGTCGGCGACCCATTGTTTGTCTACCAAGTGTGTTGCTATGTCGTGTGTTTTGACTGTCGGTGGGCAAGTGGTGCAGCGTCCCGTTGGTTCGCCTGTGAAGTTTGGTGTGTCGTAGGCGGAGATTCTGATGGTGTTGTAGAGGTGGGAGTTGCATGCTCGCTCAAACCATGAGTTGTTTGTGTCGGTTGGCGGGTTTCCGAGTAAGAGTAGGCGTGTGTGTTCGCCTGTCATTAGGGCTTCTATTGCGGTGCCGATTGCGTCGCTGATTCCGCCTGCTTCGTCTACGACGATGAGTAGGTTTGGTGCGTGGATGCCTTGTAGTGCGGTTTCGTTGTATTGTGCGGGTGCGAATCCGAACGCTACGACGCTGTTGTTGCGTTTCCATTCGGTGGTGAGACAGTCTCCGTCTAGTTGGTGCTTCGCATGGAGGGTTCTGATGTGTGACCACAGAATGTTGCGGACTTGTCTGAAGGTGGTTGCGGTGGTGACGACTTGGCTTGTGCCGATGGGGTTTGTCATGGTCCACCATGCGACGATGCGTGCGGCGAGGTGGGATTTGCCGGGGGCGTGACATGCGGGGACCGCGGTGCGCTTATTGTCGCGAACCGAGAGAAGAATCTCGCGTTGTTTGCTCCAAAGGGTTTCGCATAAGCCTCGCTCCACGAATCCGATGGGGTCTTCGCGATACTGGCTCCACGGGTCGGCGGCTATCCGCTCCACCATGAGCGCGACCGCTGCACGCTCATCGGGACTCAACCCCGCTAGCCATTCCCGCCGTCTGGAAGGCGTCGCATCACGCAAAAACGCGACAAGCCGACCCTCCGCAGTGGTGCTACTGGCTGTCGGCTCCACCGAGCAATCCCTCAATCTTGGACGCCAACTCATCCACCGAAACATCCAAACGAAGAGGCTGACCGTCCGCCCCAGTCACCTCAACCTTCTGATTCTTCCCCCAACGCGACGGGAACGAACGCTCCAGATACCACGACGCCGCCTGCCAACTTCCATCGTTCGCCGCCCGCTGCACCAAAGTGACATTCCGAACTTCTGCCGCCGCTCGCGCCTGCTCCACGGCGTCCCGAAAGTCCCGCAGACGGCGGGGTGCGTCGGGTTGTTCGGCTTCTTGGAGCCATCGGTAGAGTGTGGTTTTGCTGATGTTTGCGTAGTGTGCGGCGGTTTCTAGGTAGTTGCCTGCGGTGATTGCGTCTACGATTTTTTGTTGGGTTTGGGGTGTGAGTTTGTGGGTTCGTCCGTGTTTGCGGGGCATGGTGTGGTGGATTTTAGGTGTTTTGGTGGGGTTTGGGTGTGTTTAGTGGGGTGTGTTTGGTGGGTGGGGTTTAGTTGGGTTTGTGTTGGGGTGTTTCGGGGTGTGTGGTGTGTGTGTCCCCGTGTATCGGTGTTATGGGTGCGGCGGTTTGCGAATCTGCTTCCCCCGGCGATTTTCCCCGACCGAGATTCAACGCTCTCCACACAGACGGCGCGTGATACCGCTCAACTGCACGCTTTTCGTTCGCATCCTGATACAAGCGGACGATGAAGGTGCACCATTCGCCGTCCGCTTCCAGAATCGTCTCTTCCGCGAACGACATAGGGATTCCATCGTGGTCGGGGCAGACGGGCGGACCACAGAATCCGAGGTCAAAGCCCTGTTTCAACCATTCGTCAAAACTGACATGAGTGCTCAAGTCGGTTTGAGGGTTCGCATCACTCATCGTCGTCCACCATCGTCGCCGACCGCTCGGGGACGCCCAACAATCTCACTCCGAGCGGGTTGTGGAGGGTGATTGTGCCCGTCAACCACAGTTCTTCGCCGAGTTGCGCCTTCCACAGAATCAAGTCAATGGTTTCAAGCAACGCATCGTCGTCGTTGTCGTCGGGGAAGCGGATTATCACCGTCACCTCGCTGCTTCTCACCGCGAGCGTGTAGATGTTGGGGTTCATTCCGCCATCATAGGCGGCGGGTCAAGCGGCTTTTATGTTTTCCCGATTGACATAGATTCGGGTGCCGTCCTCAAGCACCATGCGAACCTTGGTGACGCCGAACTGGTCTTCGTGGCGGGCAATCCAATCCACGGTGCCGACCGTGCCAATCGGGTACTTGCGTCCCTTGAACACGACGACGCGCTGACCGTGCACTATCTCGCCGTTTTGTAGCGCTTGCGCGTGCGCTTGTTGCTGTTCGGCTTTGCGTTGTTCGTCAATCGCCGCCTTTTCCTCGGCTGTCTTCGGGCAGTAGTGCGCGGGGCGAATCGTTTTGATGTGGCGCCCGTCTTCGTTGTAGATGCGGGTTTCAATGGCGAGGTAGCGCTTGCCCGCTTTGGTCGTCGCCCACACCACTTCCGCTCCGCAGTATCGGCAGTTGGTCATTGGGTTCCCCTTTCCACAATCCCAGTGTACCCCTTTTCTGCCCCATTGTCAAGTCTCGGGCTTTACCTTTTGTCAACCGCAGTCGGGCTGCCAGCCGCCCTCACAGCACGAATCCCGTTCCCCGCAGTTCTGGCAACGGTAATGGGCGTGCTCGGGTCGCATCGGGCGGTAGCAATGCCCGCAGATGACCGACCAATCCAGATGCTCGGGAGGTATCCAGTTGGATACGGGGTCCTCGCCCATCCTGCCGCCGACCATCACAGGGCGCGAACCTCGTAGTCGTAGCGGTCGTCGTCCCCCGTCACCCACTTGGCGGCGTCTTCCACCGCGTAGGCGTGGGTGTTGAGCAACCGTTCAATCACTGGCGCCGTTTTGACGGTGAACGAAGGGTCAAACAGCCTCACCCGATTGTTCGGTTGGATGGCGAAGTTGCCGTTGTCAAGCGCGATGACATGCCCGCACTTGTGCTGCCCCCAGTTCTCCGAATAACCCGAATCCAACAGATTGTGGTCGGGTTGGTGCCAATCAAGGGTGAAAAGATACTTCCCTGAGTGTTGGCGGCGGTGACGGTCGTTGTAAGTCATTCGCATCCCGTCAAGCGCCTCAAACTTCGTCACCGCGATGTGCGGGCTAAACGAGTTCCAAAGCACCAAATCGTGGAGGTCCATCGGCGGCGTGTCGGGCGCTTGACAAAACGCCGAGACGGGCATGCGCCACCAGATTCCGCCGTCCTCCATCAAAAAGTGGAACACTGGCACCCTGTCTGGCAGTGAACCGACCCCAAAGATGATGCACGGGAAAAACTGGTCGTGCGAGTCGCGTTGGTCCCTCAGATAGTTGCCGCGGACGAACGCCTCCGTTGCGGGGATGTTCGCATTGAGTTCAGGCACGGGCAGCGGTCGCCGAGCGCTCTTCGTCGCGCAAACGCCGATACTCGCGCTCCAACGCCGTCATCGTCTTGACGAAAGCGTCAACCTCCAACGGTCCGACGAAAACCTTGCGAAGGTAGGTGATTGCGTTCGCTATCTCTTGAGCCGTCATGGGGAAGACGAGGCTAGACGAGGTCGGGATTGGTCTCCGTCAACTCGGGTGAGTGCACCACGGTCCAGTCGTCGCCCCAAACCTCGGCGGGGTGCGTACCCAACCGTACCGCGATGCTGTCAGCGGTCAGCCAGTGGATTTGTCCCCCGCGTTGCCACGCCGATACCGCGCTCGCATGCACTCCGAGCCGCTTGGCGATTTGTTCCTGCGACATGGTGGAGTCAAACCTGCGGAGCAACGGTTGCGCCGACAAAAACCTCTTGAATGTTTCGGTCCGAGCGTTTTTCCGTCTTCTAGGCACCTTGAACCCCTTTTGCTATGTCTCCGAATGTTCGTCCCGCCATCTTTTTGTTGAAGTGCGGAATGTTGTTTGCGGTGATGCCGATTCTGGTGGTCGGCAACATGATAGCGAGCAGGTCGTTCGCATCCTGCGAGTGGTAGCCCGCGGCGTGCAACGAATCTTGCGACGGGAAAACCTCCGCGTGGCGGTCGTGCGCGGTGATGAGCGCGTCTTCCAACCCGCCCGTGGAGAAAAGGTAGCGGAAGTTCGTCGGGAAGTCGGCGTAAAACCGCTTGAACAGCGAGACTTCCTTGGTGTAGCAGTAGAACAGCAGGTGCGGATTCTGTTCCGCTATCGCGAACCATTCCAGCAGATACCAGTCGGCGAAAAAGTCGCCCGCGTCGTGGATTCTGACGGCGGGAAGACCGCCGACGACCCACCCTCTCATCCAGTCGTCCAAGTCTTCGTACTCAACTGGATGCGGCAAGGTGCGTGGTCCGACGATTCGGTTGAACTTCGGTGCCGACAGTTCGGAGTTCATCGCATCGCGCCAAGCCGCCGTGTCGTCAAGCACCATCCGCAAGTTTCGGTCGTGCGCCGCTTTGACATTCTTGAAAAGGTAGGTGCCGTTGCGTGCGTAGCACAACTTGGCGCAAATCCCCGCTTGTGGGCAGGTCTTGAACATTGAGCCGTCAGCGAGCCGTGTGTACCATGCGGGAATCGTCCAGTTCCAGATTCGGTGCGGTTTGAGTTCGCTATTCTGTGTCAACAGAGGCATCGTTGAACAACTGTAGTTGAGAGGTGTTGCGCGATTCGGTGTTTCGCATCACGGTTTCGTACAGTTCGGGGTCGGCGCCGATGTACTCGTGGGAATACGAGGCGACGCGCTTCATCTCCCACCGCTGTCGGTCGTTTCCGTCCTTCCTCGCCAGTCCGTTTTTGACGGTCGCCCGCCAAAGCGGGCTGTGGTCTCGGTAGCCACCCATCCGCGGGTGCGAGGTTTTGGAGTAGAAGCGGTAGCCCTCGCGGAGCATGATTTCGCCCATCGCATCAGACAGTTTGACTCCCAGACCCAGACCTTGATAGTCGGGGATGATGACGGTGCGGTGCTCGCGGCGCACTGGTTGCGGTATCTGCCAGTTGGGGTAGGTGATGTACGACGCGAAGCCGACTGGTTTGCCTTCCATGATTGCGACGAATGCCCCGTGCCCGTTGTAAGAGTCGGAGAGGTAGTGGTGGCGGGCGAAGAAACACCACAGTTTCGGTCCGTCGCATCGGTGGAGGTCCACAATGTCAGTCACGGCGCAACTGTCCGACTTGTTCGTCAATGAAGATTCGCCAGTGTTGGGTGGTCGGGCGTTCGCCTGCGCGGCTCGCCGTGTTCGTGTCGGTGTCAACCATCCAGTCCCAGCGCAACCATTGGAGAACATCGTGGTGGCAAGTTGATACCACCAGCCGCGGGTAGGTCAGGGCGTGTCGGTTGAGCGATTCGCATAGGCTTCGGGCGACGGTGCGGTCTACGGTGCTCGTGAACTCGTCAATGAACAGGATTTTTTTGTGGAGTGTCGCGAAGTAGAGGCGCCTCGCGAGCGTTGCGCGATACTGTTCGCCGTTGGAAAGCATGTGGTACGGCTTGAACCATTGCGGCACGGAGTTGAGACCCGCGGCGGTGAACGCCTGTATCGCGGAAGAGGCAGATACGAAGTGGTCCAACAGGCAGAATGCGGGATGCCAGTAGTTGACGCCGCCGTCTTCGCCGCCTTCCATCGCCACGGGGTCGTAGCCTGCGGCGATGAGCGCCTGCGTTTTGCCCGACCCCGATGAGCCGACGACGACGCCGATGGCGAACGGCTCGTCAAGCAACGGTCTCAGGTCGTAGGGCGTGAAAACAGGGATGGTTGCAGGCAGTTTGTAGTCAAACCATGCCGCGGCTTCCCTCGCGGGCGTGTGGTAGACGAAAGGTTTTAGTTGCTGTTGATGTGGTGCGGCGGCTCGGTCATGTTCTCGTTCTCCCATGTGCGATTCCTTTCCATCATTCGCTCAATGAAATCTTCTGCCGCGACGAGTTCAAGTCTGAGGGCGTTGAGTTGTGCCTGCAGCCGTTCGTTCTTTTGCAGGGACACGGCAAGTTGCTGGCACACCTCGGCGTAGCGCAGTTCTAGGTCTTCTGTTTGCATCACCGCCGATGATACAGCACGGTGTAGTTGAGCGGGGTGATGCTACCACCACAGGGATTCGTACCTTTTGACCGCCGACTTGTCCAGATGCAACTCGTAATCAGCCTGCTTGTACCCGAGTTTCGCGCAATAGTTTTCCCACCAGTCCCAACGCCACCGATTGAACAGCGCGTGCGGCACCACCTTGCGGTCAGTCCACTCTCTCGGGATGCCGCCCGCCTCCAACAGCGGTCGCGGCGTCGGTCCAAGCGTGACAATGATGTGGGTCGCGACCACGGGGACATTCGGCGCCAGTTCCGCACAGATGCCCAACTGCTCCCAGGGGCAACCGAACGCATCAAGGTCAATCAGGTCAAACTCCGCCAGATTCAGCCCCCTCATCACCTTGCGATTGTCCCCCATGATGACGGCAGGGTTCAGATACTTCGCTTTGTCAATCCCGAGGGTGGTGATTTTGATTTCTGGACAGACCCGTCGCATCGCCGACCACACAACCTCTTGCCCAGCGAAAGCGTCAAGCACGCTGACACTGTCCTTCCCGATTCGCTCCAGAGCCGCCTTGCGGACCCTCAGTTTCGTTGAAAGGTGAGAGTTGGGGGTAAGTACCTGTCGTCTCACAGAAACGCTCCTAGTGCGTCGCGGAGGCGATTTCCACGCCCTCCAACTTGGCGAGCGCCGTCACCAGCAACTCGGTCACCACACCCTGCATCGTTATCGGCGCCTTGACGAGCCAGTAAGAGTTGTGGAACGGCTCAAGGTTTCGTTTGCGTTTCTCGTTCGGTTCGTCAATCACATCGCCGATGAGCCGTTGCAAATCCATCGCATCAAACCCCGTGCCGCCGAGGTCGCCTTCAGCCAACACTTTCTTCAACAGATTTCCCAGTTCATCCGTGTCGTAGGTCGCCAAGTCCGACGAGCGGTTGTCGGCGAGAAGAATCTTGCGAGCCTGCTTGTCGTCACAGTCAACGAACAGCACGGGCACGGTCTCCATCCCCATTCGTCGTGCCGCCTGCCAGCGATGGTTGCCCGCAAGGATTCGGTTCGTTCCCGACTGGACCACGAGCGCTCCAAAGAATCCGTTGGTCCTGATTGACGCCATGATTTTTTCCGTGTCGCCCTTCCGTGCGTTATCGGGGTGCGGCACCAGTTCGTCTATCGGCACATGATGCAGGATGGTTTGTTGCATTATTCCCCCTCAGTTCCCACGGCAGCGTTGCAGAGCATTCTAGGCGGCGGGAAAGGAGGGTCGCTCGCCTAGCAGACCTCGTGGTCGTGGTGAATCGCCACTGCGGTCAACCGTGGGAACCGCGGTCACTCTAGCAGCCTTCCGTAGGCGGCGTACGCGGCGGACAAATCATCGTGCGTTGAAATGAGCGTGCCGTTGCGTGCCACACCCCACTCGCATCCGTGCCAGACGGTCGGCGAGTCTCTCTGCCAAATGAAATGCGTACCGTTGGTTTCAATGACCGTCCACGGGTTCGCATCAAGCGAGGCGTCTTCCACGAACGGGCGTTCCAAAACGACCGTATGGCGGCGTCTTCCTCGCCGCTCGGCGGCGGTCAACCCGCCCCAAATGCCTTCAAGGTTTTTCCCGTCTTCCAAACATTCGGCGGTGACGGGGCACACGGCACAGATTGCCTTGGCGGTCGCCTCGCGCTCCGTCTTCTCCGCGTAGGTTTCTTGGTCATGGTCAAAGAACAACCAGTTGGGTTTGCCGCGGCATGCGGCTCGGTCCCTCCACGACATGATTGTCAAGCATACGCATCGCCCATGCGGCGATGGTGGATGGTCAATCCGTCAACGGGAACAGGGTTGCGCCGCGGGCGAGCGCCCGCTCTGACTGCGACTGGAACACTGGGTAGCGCTCCCATGCTGGGCGTTGCAACGGCGCGAACGGGCGAGGAATCTTTTGCTCGCTCACCACCGCGCCGCCCTGCACATGCATGTAGGTGAACTGGTTGACCTCGCGCACCGACGCCAGCCTGAGTCCCGCGGCTTTAGCCGCCTCCTCAAGGAGCGGGCGCGTGGATGCGAAGACGAACGAGCCGCCGACCGTGGTGCCGATGTAGAGCGGCGAACCCTCCAATCGTGCGATGTGCAGAGTGTCGGGCGCCTTGCTGTCAAGCCACGCGATTGCGGCGCGACCTTGGATGCGGTGCAGTTGCTTGAGCGGATGATTGCTGTTCTCAATCAACTGGAAGATTGCCTCGGAGTCAACCTCGGCGATGCGCTCCCACTCCTCGGCGGCGAACAGCGCGTCGTCATTGGTGACCACGCCGTTGTGGACGCCGACCGTTGCACCGACCACAATGGGGTGGTTGTTGTCATTGTCGGACGGGTCGCCCTGCGTCGCCCAGCGGGTGTGCAGGATGGCGGTGCGCGTGTGCCGCGGCATCAGTTCGTTGAGCGATTTCACGAACTCGTCGGCAGGAATGTCAAGTTTGGCGAACATGACCGCCTTGCCGTCATCCGCCGTCTCGGACCATGCGGCGCCCGTCGCATCCTCGCCGCGCTCTTGGATGGCGAGAAGCAACTCGCGGGCGAGTCGGCGGCTGTTGATTCGGCGATGGTCGCCCTTGCCGATACTGAATCCTGCGATGCCGCACATTAGGCGTTGACCTCCTCGGGTTGCTGGGTGGTTTGGGGAGCGTTGACCGTTTGGCGGCGGAGGTGCGGGACCAAGACGCCTTGGCGGTGGACGAAGTAGGTCTTGAGTTTGGTGGGTGCTTGGGTCTTGGCGACGAGAATGTCCAAGAATCGGTCGGTGCGTTCGGCGATTTGACCGACAGGCGTTGCGTCCTCGGTGGCGAAGCCAGTGACGAACGCGAGCAGGAGCGTGACCCACTGTTGAATCTTCTGCGCGTTCAGCGTGCCTTGGTGGAGTCGGAACTCAAAGGTGCCGATTTTCGGGAACGGCAGGACATTGAGCGAGCGGTACTTCTCGGTGACATTTTGGAGCGTCGCGCCGATGTTCATTTCCAAGGTGCGGGCGACGCGGTCAATCTCGTGTTGCGCGGGGACTCGGCAAAAGTAGTTGTTGTTGCGACTTTGGGCGACGAATGTGCTGACGATGCTGGTGGCGCTGTACCAGTGGCGGTAGATGGCGGCGCGTTGCGCGGGAGTCAAATCCTTGACGCCGACATGGATGTGGAGACCACAGTTCGCGTTGACCTTGGCGGAGTGAGCGCCAGCGTTCTGCCATGTGGTCTGTTGGCGGAGCGCCTTGAGCACGATGGCGAGTTGCGGGAAGTCGGCGGTTGTGAGAATCGGCGAGACAACCTCGCCACCGAACTCCTGACCGCCGTTGTTGGGGTCGGTCTCAATGTGGTGACGGTAGGTGGTCACCGAGCCGTCGCGTTCAATGCGCCACTGGAGATACTTGTCGCGGACATGCTCACCGCAGACCTCGCAACGCTCGCCGTGGTACGGCATTGAGTGGATGTGCGGTTCGCCTTGGTACTGGGCGACCGCGTATCCCGCGGCGTGGAGCGCGTGGGCAATGTCGTGCGCCGCTTGGTGCTTGTACTTGCCCGTGAACTCAACCTCGGCGCCGAATGTGCGCTGGGCGAGCGGGAGAATCGTTTGGGCGACGAGAGTGGCGCGTCCCTCAACCGTGGGAGTTGTGGGGTCAACAAGACCGCGGCGAATCTCGTCGGCGCGACCGTGACGAATCTCGGCGGCGAGGCGTCCCGCGGCGGAGCGGCGGGCGCTGACCTCGGCGACGATTCCGAGACGCTCACGGTAGCGGTTGGCGGCGGCGCGAGCGACGGATTCGCCGCTCATGCCGAGCGCCTCGGCGATTGCGCCCCAACCCACGCCTAGGTGGCGGAGTTCGTAGGCGCGTTGGTCTTGGGATTCGGTCCATGCGGTTCGCCTAGGCATCCTTGGTGGCTCCTTCCCTCACGCTTAGATTGTATCCCATGGGTGCCCCACGATGCAAGTCATGGGCTTTACTTTTTGTAAAAGTTTTCAGAACTGTTCCCCGTGCCCAGTGCGGACCATCGGAAACGCATCGTCCATGAACAGCACCTTGCCCTCCGACGCCAAGCGCCTCAGCGTGCGCGGCGCGAGTCGGTAGTAGAGGCTCAACGACCACGCTCGGGCGTCATCCTCCACATCGGCGACCATGCGGCTCGGGTGGCTGTGCTGGTAGGCGTGGCGGAACTCGTGGAGCAAGGTCACGATGGACGGGTACGGCATGTGGATGCTGTTGCTGTCAATGTGGTACATGCCCTGTCCCGCGCCGCGCTGGCGATGGTGCAGTGTCGGGGTTCGCATCGCGTAGATGGCGGACACTTCGCTCAACCACTGCCGCGACTTCTCCCACTGTCCCTCAACGCTGGTGGCGGTCCACCCGCGCATCAGGCGGCGGGTGGCGTCAAGCGTCTTGCGGTGCTGGTTGCGGAATCGGCGGTGATAGGTCATGTGTTGCCTCCCTGATGTTGATACGCACGATTCCGTGCGACTGTGACCTTGACGCGGTGCCCCGAAGTCAAGATTGTTCCTCCACTTTTTCTAGGAACCTTGCCACAATCCACCGCTTGTGTTGCTGGTGCCACCTCCATTTTTCGGTGATGTGCGCGAACTCGGGGTCGGTGACCTTGGGAACCTTGTCCCCGAACCGTTCTTTTTCCCAATCCCAGTGGACACCGATTTTCCAATCGCCCTTAGCCGCGGTTCTTACTTGTTTGTTGCGGGCGTGGAAACCCATGCCGTGCACACGCCTCGTCGTGAACTGGTCTTCCGTGACCTGCACCGCCGCGATGACCGTGCCCAGTTCGCCCGTTTCGGTGCGGCGGACGCGGTCACCCTTCTTGAATGGATTTTCTGTGCTTATTGGTCCTTCCTCGCTTGGGCGTAGGCGTTGTTGCCGTTGTGGTGTCCACAACTCATAGTTGCTTGCGTTTTGCCAACCCCAAGTCTCACCAAGTTCCCCATTGGACAGCACCGTTCGCACTTTGATAATCTGCTTTCCAAGATTGTTGAAATCTTGCCATCGGTCAATGCTCTGATGAAACTTTTTCCGTGCAACAGCGATAACGATGAACGCACGATTGCCCATCTCGTGCTTACGCCTAACGCGGTCACCCTTGTTGAATGGATTTTCTGTGCTCATTAGTCCATCCTCGCTTGGGCGTAGGCGTTGATGCCGTGTCCTCGGAGCACTTGGGCGAAAGCCGCGGCGTAAGCCTGTTTGCGTTCCATTGACTGCCCGTACTCGTGGACCCACATCGTCCAGCCGCCCTCGTAGGAGTCGTGGCGTCCGATGCCTTGGCTCTTCAGGTAGGCGACGAATCCGCCGCGTGCGGGCTTGATGTTGACCCACGCGAATCCGCAGACCCCGTCACCGACGAAGTACTCCTTGCCCTTTGAGTCCACGACAATCATCGGCGTGGGCGTCATCGCCGCGACGGCGGCGACGCCAGCGCGGTCAGCCTCCTCGTAGATGAGGCGGAAATCTTGCTTGGTTTTGGTGGTGCTAATGGTGGTCTCCTTTCCCACGCCTTCATCGTATCCCACGGGTGCCCCGTTGTCAAGTGTTCGGGTTGATTTTTTGTAAAGATTTTCGGTGGCATTCGGCTTGACAATGTGACAGGGATGGGATACACTGTAGCCGTGACAGCGAACCGCTACAAAGGAACCTGCTACGGTTGCGGCATTTTCGTGCCCGCTGGTGCTGGTCTCTACGAAAGCGGCGAGGTTTTCTGCACCGAGCCAGTCAGCCGCGAGGATGTGCCCGAATCGTTGCGCGAAAAGTTTTCGCTGACCGTCAAGCGTTGGGCGGTCTGTTGGAGCCGAGTCAACGCGATTCTCGGGACGGAGTTCGCGAATCTGGAGGAGTTGCGCTTGCAGGAGCGGGCGGAGCACGCGGCGAACTTGCCGACCCCCGAGCAGATAGCCGAGAACAGAAAACGGGCGCAACTGGCGATGGCTGCGGACCGCGCACAGCGCCGCAAGGACCTGCAAGAGTACAAAGACCGAAACATCTGCCCGCGATGCCACGGTGCAGGCGGAAGCGATGCGTGGCTCCACACTGGCTGGACTTGCGCCCGATGCAACGGCTCGGGCAGGTACCACTAATCGTTGGTTTGGTATCTCACATTCGCGTTGAGCGACCTCAGCGCGTCAATGGATGTGCGAAGGAACAGCAGGGTCTCGCGGCTTGACTTGACGAGCGCCTCCGCAATCTTGTAGTCGGCGAACGCTTCCCCGCATGCGTTGTCAGCCTGCGCTTCCCTGTCGCGAATCGTGCCGCTGACCGTCAGATACATCTTTGCCCACACGCTCTTGAAAGCCGCCTCTTTGTTTGCCGCGTCCACGGCGAACCCCTCAAACTTCTCGGTCTCCGTCTCCAATCGGGCGACCAGTCGCATCATCTCGCCCTCCACATCCACGAGCGAAATCGGTTGCGACCTACTCATCGTTTTGCGGATGCTTGCGGAGGTCCGCGAACAGTGCTTGGTCGGTGACGCCGCACCAGTCGGCAATCTGCCTGTACGGCACCCGCCTATTGCGAAGCCGTCTGACAATGTCGCGACGCTGTTTGCCCAATCGCACCACCGAGTTCTGGTGCTCTCTCATCATCTGCGTAAGCAACTTGACCTTCTTCAGGTCGTCATCCACCGCGTCGGCGTCCAGATTCTCAATGAGCACTTCTCCCATTTCTTGCACGGTCGCCTCCTAAGACGATGAATCTATCACTCGGTTATCGGGTCATTGACAGGGAAACCGACGACCAGAATCGTGATGAAATCAGTTTTTGCCCGCGACGGGGCGTGGAACTCAAGCGATTCAAGGTGCTCACCCGTGTCATCGGCGAACAGTCCGCCGTCCACCATGCCGTCAATCGCCGCTTTGACGGCGGGCATGCACGCGCCCGTGTCCTGCAACCGCCCTTTCATTTCAAGGAACACCGAGACCCGTGCTTGCGTCAACTGCACACAGCCGTGCTGTCTGGTCGCATCAGCGAACACCGTGCGCCATTCTTTCGTGTTCTTGGCTCTTGTCCAACGATTGCCTGCCCGCTCCGAGTTGACCGTCCACGGTCGCGCCTTGAAATGGAACGAGTACGCCAGTTCACCCTCGTCGTTGATTTCGGCGACGACAGTGACGGGCTGGTTTTCTGGCATCCAACGACCCTACTCGGTCTTGCGAAGGCGGAGAAGCCCCAAGCGAGCCGCTTCCCGAGGGTGGGCGTGAATCCACTCGTGGCACGAGAAACACACGCCTAGGAGGTTGTCAGGCGTGTTTCCGCCGCCTTGAGACCTCCGCAGGATGTGGTGCACATGGTCAACCTGACCCCAGCAGCCCTTGACTCGGGCTTCGCATTGTTGACCGCAGCGTTTGATGACTTCGCCGCGAGCCTTGCGCCACTCAGCGGTCGGTCGCGACTTCCTCTTGAAAGCGGTCCGCTTCAACGGCTTGCCCCGAGCCAAGCGCCTTGTTCGTCGCATCGCCACGGGTCAACTCTCCGACGACCGACAACAGCGCTGACCTGTCATGCTCTTCCGCCAGTTTGTCATACAACTTGATGAAGTGCGCCCTCAACACTCCTTGATTCTCGCTGTCACAAATCTCGCGCCAACCGATTGCCTCTACGGCGCGTTTGACGGTCGGGTCGGCGAACTCGGGTCGCCCGTACCTGCCGATTTCGCGCAGGAGCCTCGTCACCTGCCACCATGCCTCCGCCGCGGACGGCGCCAACATCCCGCTTTGCCGTAGCGCCTCGCGGCGCACGGTGGCGGCTGACGGGAACATTTCCGCCGTCCGAATCAAAGCCCCCACGGCGGACTTGCACGCCTCATAACTCAAATCTTTCCAGACCTCGTGGTACAGCGCCGCGGTCTCCTTGGAGACCTTCGCATGCGGGTAAGCCGACGCCAGCAACGCCAAGATTGCGGCAGTTTCCCGTTTTTCCATCATCCGTCCCACTCCTTTTCGTACAGCACTCGCATCACATCGTTCGGTTCCAACAAGAAACCAACCGCAGGATTGTCCGAACTTGCGGCGAGGCTCTTGCCCTCCAACCGCTCGTGGTTCGCCAACAGGAATCGTTTGAGGCGCTTCACCGACACGACGATGAAACTTTCGTTCAACCCGTACACATAGACCCACCAGTCCGCCTCGGTCACATTTATTCCGCTCGGCTTCCAAATCGGTTCGCCGTTCTCATCGGTCTTGCGTTGCGCCCATTGGTGCGTTTCAACCACCATCCGACCGTTGCGATACCTGTCGGCTTTCACCTCCCACGACGAGTCAAACACCATCATCACGAAACCTTCCGCCTGCACGCCGAAATCCAAATCTTCAGCGAAGTTGAAACGCTGGTACGGTTTGCCGTCCTTGTCGTATCTCGGCTCGTATCCGCTCACTCTTCACCCTCCAAAAAATCCCTGATGCCTTGCGACCGCGACCGTGTTCGCATCGCCTCGGCGCGAAGACGGTCAAAGTGTTGCCGCAACTTCTCCGTGGAGCGGATGTTCATTGACCAAAACTCGGAAGCCGCCGCCCACCGAATCGCCCCCTCCAAATCCTCCGCGGTGCGACCGTCAATCCTCAACGCCCGCTCCATCGTCGCGACCGCCTTGTCGTTCGTCGCGGGTCGGTCAAACCCGTTGTGCTCAACAAGGTCTGCCAACAGCATCGTCAATCTCAACGCTTCGGACATAAAAATGGACGGTTCCTTTGTACGGTTCTTGTACGGTTCGGGGGCATCTGGTGCCCCCCGCTCGGTCGTCAGATGCCCCCCGCTCGTGTCGTCAGATGCCCCCCGCTCGCTCGCGAGGGGCACGCGATGCCCCCCGCCCATCATCAAGTCGTAGCCCAAAGGTCGCTTGTCCGCACGAGAGATGTACGCCGCCACGATGCGGTCATCGCATCGCCGAATCAGTCCGCGGCGCTCCAACTCCCGCAAGTTCACCCTGATTGCCCGCTCCGACAGCATCGTGTACCTGCCGATGGTCGCGACCGCGGGGAACGCCGAGGTTCCATCGGGACGCGCATGGTTCGCCAGCGCAATCATCACCAGTTTCTCCGTTGGCGATTCGCATTCAGCCTCGTTCAACACCCACACGATTGCCTCTATGGACATGCGACCATCCCTCAAACTCTCAACCGTATTGTTTCGTCAGCCGACGAGCGGCAAGCATAGTGTTGCCAATCGGTGGGGCGCGGCATGCACGGCGCCGCGCTCCACCAACCGACTAGAACGGCTCTTCGTCAGACGGCGAAATCGTCACGACCTTCGCCCCTTGCCTCGGTGCTGGCGCACCGTCGCCGTTGAGGATGCCGTCAATGACCGACGACGCTTCCTTGGCGGTCAACGAACCGAGCGACTCAACGAGCCGCCCGAGCGATTCCGACGCCAAAGCGGTCGCATCGGCGTTGCGTTCGTCCGCGAGCCGCTCCATGAACTTGATTTGTTTCGGCGTTGCCAAAGCGACGCCGCCCCCAGTGGAGGGAGGGCGGACCGAGGACGGCGCCACCTTTGACTTGGGGAACATCGTAGAGACTTTCTCCGCCGTCAACGCTCCACCACGGTTGGTGACCTCCTCCGCCGACGCGATGGACCGCTTCGTGTCCGCCGCCAACGCGGCGACGATGGCGCGACCCCACGCCGACGATTCACACACCATCAACTCCGAGCCGCGCAACTGCTGTTGAGCCGCAGGGAACGGCTCCCACGCCATGCCGACGCCTGCCGCTTGGTCATCGGGCGTCCTGTACGCCGCGGCGACCACCACGACGAACACTTTGTCGCCGATGGTGACAATGTCGTAGGGCTTGTTGGGGTTCAGCGGGCGCAATGACCCTTGCGGATACTTCTCCCGAAAGATAGCGATGCGCTCCGCCACCGTCACATAATCGTCTGAAATAGCCATGTCTATTTGCCTTTCTTATTTATGAGCCGCATCGTCCGATACGAGGCGGTGATTTTGGTGAACTGACGCGCAAGGTCGGGATGCGCTTTCTCAAACGCCTTGGCGTCAAACGATTCCCTCCCCGCGGTCTCTTTCCACGACAGCACAGGTTCGCCGTGGAACAGCGCCACAGTCGCATCCAGCATTGCCTTGGCAATCTCGTCCTTGGCGGTCTTTTCCTGCTTCTCCGCCTCGGTCTTGGCGCTACGCGCATTCTCCAGTTCAATCACCCAGCGCATCAAATCGTCGCCAATGTCCAACTGCCGCTCGGTCGCCTTGAAGTAAGTCGCGATTTGGTCAGCGTCCAAGTCGGCGATGTGCTCCTGAGCGCCCTCACCCTTGTCAACCTGCTCGCCGAAACGCTCCGTCTCTTCAAGAATGAACTGTCTCGCATCGGGGTTGTCTTGCAGTTCCACCACCGAGATGTTCTGCCGCTTGTCCAACACCACGAAGACCACGGGCACGCCGCCGAGCACCTCGGACTGTGCCCAGCCTTGTGCACGCCAATCTTGCGGCAAATCGTCGCCCGATTCAATCGTGTGCGCGGTCGTGGTCTTCACCTCCACCACCATTGAGGGATTGTCCAACTCATCGGCGGGCAGACCGTCAAACGAGACCATCAACCGTTGTTTCAGGTATTGGAACTCGGGCGTCGCGAACTCGCGACCCAAGATGCGACCCGCCTCCGCGAGAAGCGGCGCCTCAAGGATGTTGCCCCGTCGCATCGCCGCCGTCTCCTCCTTGACTTGCGGCATCGTGACCTTGTCAAAGTACAACTCGCCGCGGGTACGCCACGGCGACACGCCCAGCAGCGCGGGAACATCCGACGCGCCAAACACACAGCGCCCCTCGTACTTCCACCTGTTGATTAGCCATTCAAGACTGCCATGCGCGGGTTTCGGCACCATCACAAAAGTCATTGGTTTCCTCCTGTTTCGTTTGCTACCACGGTAGTAAGGGGGTGTGACACGGTAGCGAAGTCGTCCTTCTTCAAGAAACGGCTCGGGATGTAGAAGTCGGACTTTTCGCCTTTGTGTTCCTTGTGCCGCAAAGGCACGAAGGTCACCCAAACGCTGCTCGGTACGCATCGCGTCATCCACGCCAACGCCTCTTCACCGCCGTAGAACGGTCCCCACAGCGCCAACTCGCCGTTGGGTTGCGAAACATGCGCGACGAGCACGGTGCGCTCGTATTTCGCTATGAACTCGTCTCTTTTGTCAACATAATCCGCCCAATCCATTTGCCCTCCAGTCGTTTCACACCATCATAGGACATGAATGGACTGAATGCAACCTTTCGGAATCACGCACACTTGGCTCATCTGGTTGTGCCCGAAATCCACCGTGCTTGCCACGACGATTGTTTTCTCGGTCGCATGCACCAGATAGCCCATCGTGTGCATTGCCAACGGCTCCGCGTCGGCTGGGTCTTGCAACGGGAACTCCGACCACACCTCGTCAAGGTCGTAAATGTCGTACCACACCACAATGCACGCCCGAGCGACGGTCTTGAGGTCGCCGCTGCCCAGCGAATCAAGCAGCGCTGAATACTCGTCCACGGTAGACCGCCTCGCCTTTGATGATTGGGACAATCTCATAACTCCAGCGACCGCTCGGCAACTCCGTCACGACCGCCAGACCTTGTTGCCACGACTCAAATCGTTGAATCGGCATACCACCATCGTCAACACCCGACTTGGTTGACGGCACCGCACCATCCACCCTGCACAAACAACCGGGGCTGAACGCCACCACCTGTTCCATCGCATCCGCGACCTCGTAGGTTTCCGAATGCACCGAAATCCTGTGGATGTGCCCTTGAACGAAAGACTGCCGTTCGTTCTTCGCGACTTTGGCAACATCCAAGCGTTCACCGTGGATTGCATACAACGGGGTTTGCCCGTCGCCGCCCCGAGCAATCCTGTACCGCGACGCTGGGTAAGCACCCAAATACGAGATGTTGAGTTCTTCCAACCGCAAAAGAAAAGGCAACGACAGCACTGGGAAACTGTCGGGCATGTTTGCCTGCCTGAGTCGCATCGCCGCCATCGCGTTGCGTGCCACCGCTTTCGGCAAACGGTCGTCATGGTTGCCGCCAATCAACACGATTTTGGCGTCTTCACCCACCACCGCCCGCTGCTCGGCGAGGAATCGGTGCGCCCTGTCCACCGATGGTTGAGTCGTCAGGACGAACTCTGGCAACACCAAAAACTTTGATGACCACTCGGGCAGGTCAATGAAATCGCCAAGGTTCACCACCGAATCTGGTCGTATGAATCGCATCACCTGTAGCGCGACGCTCATCGCCTGCTCGTCGTGCATCGGCACCAAAGCATCGTCGGTCATCCGCCTGAACCCGATTTGCGGGTCGGGCAACACCACCGTCACTTTGCTGTCTGTCGTCTTGGGTTTCGCCGAAACGGGGCGCACCAAGGTCGGAGCCGCCTGCTGAACCACGGGATACTGCGGACCGTCCGCCCATGCTGGCGATAGCACCACCGCCGCCAAATCCACCATCTCCGCTTCACCTTCGTCGTTCTTGAGAAAACCCTGCCACACGCTGAGTTTCTGGATTCGCCCAATGTCGTCAACCTCAATCCCCGACCGCTCAAGCAAAGCAATCAGTTTTCCCAGTTTGTCTTTCTTGCTCAACTGGGTTTGCGACAACTCATCCGAAAGGGTCATCTGCCTGCCGCACCCTTCGCATAGATGTTGACCATGTAATGCCGAACCTGATGCTTGTTGATTGCGTGCCCGTGTTTGGTGAGCGTCTCCGCAAGCCACTTGTACGAATAGTGGGGCACCGACCGCAGCGACTTGTCGCCGTTTTTCTCGTGCATCTTTTTCAGCACCTTGCTCAAAGCGTCCCTGTCGGTCTCTGGCAACGAATCCAAGATTTGTTCCATGCGATGCCGACCATTCGCATCAAGCGATTGTCTCAACTCGGCGCCCAACGGCGAATCAACCTCTTTAGATTGTGGCACGGCTGGTCCTCCTGTAGAGGAAACTTTACACGACACCCCTCGCGTGGTCGGTGATGTGTTGGTCCACCTTGTCCTCCACCTTGTCAACCTTCCCCTCAACCCTGTCCATAGAAACGCTCAGATTGTCCAGTTTTTCCTGCACGACACCGTGGTCCTTGCGCTGCTCCTTGCGGCTCGCCACCACCTGCTGAAGAACCACCCCGAACGCCGCTATTGCCGCCCCAGCAACGGTCGCCACGCCCATGTCCATCGCATCACGCTTTCTTTGCTGCAGTCGCGTAAAAAACGATGTGCCACGGCTCGCTGTCCAGTTCGTGGCAGAATCCAAAGTTCAGTTCGTGAGCCATAAGCCAGTCCAAGATTGTGCCCGATGCGTGGGCAACATCACAAGCCAAACCGAGGTTGTGCCACGATTTACCGGGTGCCGCCAAATCCGCCAGTTTCTCCGACTTCTTGTACCACTTCATACCATCCCAAGTTCTCGTAGACGCCCCGACAATCGGCTCGCGTTGATACCTCTGCAAAAATGCCCGCGCCTGCATGTCATAAGACCTGTAAGTGTCGTAAGAAGAAGTTGGCTTCAACACCACCCCGTCAGCGCGAGCGGCGAGTCGCATCGCCTCCCACGCCGCCGCCGCCTCAACATACAACTTCCCGTAAGGCTTGACCGCCACCAGCATTTCGTCGGGGACGAACCCGTGACGAATCCCGCGCAAAGGTTTCGGCACCACCACCTTGCGTTTCGGCAACGCCAAACGCGACATTACTGCTTTGGAGCAGACTTCTTGGTGCTCGCGGCTGATTTCACGGACTTGGCGGGCTTTGCCAGTTCCTTCATTTTGCCGAACCTGTAATCGTTCGGGTCCAGCCAAGTGATGATGAGCGGAATGACCGCAGCCGCACCCGCTTTAGCAATCGCATCAAAGTCGGTTTCGCCACTCATCCACAAAGCGGTCGTCGCGGCAAGAAACACTTTCGCCCACGACTTCAGCATGTCTTGATGTTCTTTCTTCAACGATTTCCAAAGATTCATGTCGGTCTCCTGTGCTTATCACACTAAAACCGTTGACGCCACCCCAAAATCAACCCCCTTTGACTACCCCAGCGTGTCGTTATCCAGATTGCCTCTCGTAAGCGAATCAAGGACGAAATCAAAGACTTGGATTGCGAACTCCAAGAATCTGCCGCTACTGCTGGTCAGCCACGAACCGCCAGTTGAAACCGAAGAACCTACAATCACCAGCGCCTACCAGAGCGCGACAATGTCAGTCGCATCGGTGCCAGTCGCCTTCACGATTTTGACACGGATGGGAAGAGTGGTTCCTGCTGGAACGCCGACGAAGGTGACATTTCCTCCGTCTTGCATGGTGACGGCAACATCGCCCACGCCACCGACATACAAGGCACGAGTGACATACGAAAGTTCGTTCGTGTTGTGCGGCGTGACTGATGCCGCCGAAGTGAGCGGTGAGATGACCGTCGCTTGGAATCTGCTGAATGCGTCTGTTGCTGGCATGATTATTCTCCGCTGTTGTCGGTTGTCGGTGTATCTGATAAGTCTGGGGTCACGCCGTTCGTGATTTCAGGTGATACGAATACATCGTTCACCGCATCATAGGTATCACCTATGCCTGCGTACTTGCCGCGAAAGTTGGCGTTGTAAGAAGTTTGCCGCCATTCGCCTGCGAAACCTAGCGATGCGATAAACGCCTGACCTGCGGCTTCACTCTCAGGGAAGTCGCCGCCGCCGCAGTCGTCGTTGCTCACGACGATTACCTGACGAACGACACCGCTATCTATGCGTGCGTAGTGTGCCATCGTCAGACCTTGAACCTTACATAGACGATGCCAGAGCCGCCTGCGCCACCGTTGCGAGCACCAGTGCCACCTGCGCCTGTACCGAAGCCAGCACCGCCACCGCCACCGCCCGTGTTCGCTGATGCGGCACTTCCAGCCGCATTGGAACCGCCTGCGCCACCGACTGACGAACCGCCTGCGCCGCCCGTGTTGCCGCCACCACCACCACCGCCAGCCTTGTAAAGCGCACTGCCAGCAATAAACGCTGAGACATCGTAGCCTGCGCCACCAGCACCGCCAGTTGATGTGCTTGCGTTACCGCCGACTGCGGTGAAACCGCCGCCACCGCCAGCACCTTGACCCTGCGTATCGCTGCTTACACCGTCGCCACCAGCCTTGCCGACAATCCCATCAGCCATAGATGCCGCACCTGTGCGAGAGTTCGTGGCACTAGTTGAGTTAGTTCCGCCACCGCCGCTAGCACCAACTTCAGGTTTCCCAAAGTTTCCGTTGTTGCTCGCATTGTATTGAGCGCAACCGATACCGCCGCCTGCGACAGAAATACCACGAGAACCACCGATAGCGGAAGCATTGCCGTTCGTCGGTGGATTCGTGCCTGAACCGCCAGCACCGATGGTGACGGTTTGATTGGCGTCAAGATAAATCGTGGACTGCACGATTCCACCCGCACCGCCGCCACCGCCACTTCGGATAGACCTATCGGCGTCACCGCCACCGCCACCGCCGCCTGCGCCGCCACCGACCAGCAACACATCAAACAGACCAGCCTTCGTCACCGTCAAAGTACCTGATGCTGTGAAAGTCAGAAGCGTGTAGTCCTGACCGCTGACCGTGATGCTTGACGAAGAGCCGCCTGTCGCTACACCGTAGCCCATGACAGGAACCGTGTCCGTTGTCTGCGACGACACATAGCCGAGATACGAACGGGTCATTCCACTACCTCACTAACAGGCGAAACGAACTGCGAACCGTTCCACACATCACCGATGCCTGCGTACTTGCCTCGGTCTTGCCCTTCAATCGCATTGTTGTTGTACGAAGTCTGTACCCACTCGCCTGACAAGCCGATGGATGCGATGAATGCTTTGCCTGCCGCCTCGGTCGGTGCCTGCTCGTTGCCGACGACGATTACTTCACGAACGATGCCGTGTTCTATGCGTGCGAAGTGTGCCATCACGCCACCGTCAGACTGCCTGAGCCGTTGAAGATGAAGTACGAATACGAACCGTCAGCAGTCGGTGTCGCTGATGTTGCGCCGCTTGCGCTCACCGTCAGACCAGATGCGTTCGCAGTCAGGTATCTGATAACGACGATGCCTGAGCCGCCGTTGCCGCCATTCGCTGTGTTCGCACCACCACCACCACCACCACCACGATTAGCGGTTGCATCAGCACCAACGCCGCCAGAACCGCCATTACCTGCGTTCGTGCCAGCCGCACCACCCGTCGCAATGCCAGCACCGCCGCCACCGCCCGAATACGAAATCGTTGAGCCTGTGTAGTTGTTCGTGCTTGCCGCACCGCCAGCACCACCAGTCGTTGATGAAATCACGCCACCGTTGCCGCCAGCACCACCAGCACCGCCACCACCACCAGCGTTGTCGTTTATGCCAGCCTGCCCTGCGCCGCCAGCATTACCTTCACCGCTAACACCTGAACCCCCAGCACCGCCGTTAGATGTGCCGCCACCACCAGAGCCACCATTCAAGCCGTAAGACGGACCAGCGTAGCCACCACCACCGCCACCACCGTTCGCACTTCGGATAAACGCACTAAGCGTTCCATTGCGACCAGGCGAATAAGTTGAGTTCGCACCAGCACCACCAGCACCAACCGTCACCGTGTATGTGTTGCCTTTGGCGATTATGTCGGTCGCTGTGCGAAGTCCACCAGCACCACCACCGCCTGCGGTAGTGGTACTCGCCCCACGCCCACCACCGCCGCCGCCACCGACGAGCAGATACTCAACACTCAGCGTCATTTGGGTCGTCGCATACTGCGTCGTCAGCGACGACACATACCCAAGTTGGCGACGAGCCGTAGCCATCAACTACACCGTAATCTGATTCACGAAACCGTGAATCGTAATCACATTCGCCGTAGCCGCAAAAGCACGAACCACCAGCGCAGTCGCATTACCTTTCAACAAGAGACCTGGGGCAACCGTCACCAAGCCAGCCTCGGCAAGAACGGTCAGTTCAATCAAATCATCGGGGTCGCTAGTACCGCCCCACTGCACCGTCAGTTTCACCGACGACGCAGAACTGTTCACCGCATACAACCAAATCTCGTCAATCGTCGTAGCCGTGGTAGAACCAGTGTGGATGGTCGTGCCTGTGCCGCTGGTCGCCACAACCTTGATAGCCCTGCCATCGGTAGAACCGCTCAAAATCTTCTTGGTGAATGTCGCCATTTACTGTCTCCTAACTGAAAACTTGGACTGCGAGTGCGATTTGGTCGCTGTCACCAGCGGTAGAAACGGTAGCCCACGAAGCACTGGAACCATCCGTTGTCAAAAACTTTCCGTTGTTGCCAGTCTGAGAAGGCAAACCAGTCGCCGCAACAGCCCATTCAATACCGTTCGCCACGGCACTGTTGGCGGTGAGAACATAACCGTTGGCACCCACCGACAGGATTGAAGGCGTGTTGTCGGCAGTGGCGGTGAGCAAATCACCCTTCGCATTGAAGGTGACAGGCACAACCATGTTTATCCATGAACTCCCGTCATAATACTGAAGCGTGTCCGAGTTCTTCAGGAAGCAAAACATGCCCTCGGCAAGCGTCGGTTCGCCAGCGCCGCCGTAAGCGGCATCGCGAGCGGCTGAATCCGCATAGACCGCAACCACTTGGTCTTGGACATACTGTTGGAGGTTGGCGGCGGTGACAACATCACCCGCTTCCCAAAGGTATGCTCCTGCGCCAGCCACTTAGTTCCCGCTTTCGGTCATGGTCGCCTTACGATACTGCATTGTCCGAGTCCAGAACGCCTAAAGTGGCGTTGTCTAGCGTGAAATAGTAGACGATGTTGCGGACGGCGGTGCGGAACGAGATGTTGTGGGCGGTCGGAGTAATCGCATGGCTGATTCCTTCCACCGACAGGGTTTGGGTGATGGTGGAGGGGGTGCCGACCGCAAAAGACTTTTTGACCTTGATTACTGAACCGAGGTCAAGTGACATGACTTGTTGTTGAACAGCAAGAGAAACCTTGGCGCCCGCAAAGGTCAACGAAACCGCATCAAACCTGTACTGCGGGTCCTTGTACAGCGGCAACAAGTAGTCCGCCATGATTTGGGCGTCTCCGTCCGAGCACAGCAAACCATCCAAATGCAACACCGAAACCCCGTAGGCGGCTTGGCTGGTCGCATCATCCGCAATCCCCGGATTGGTTGAGTCAATCGGCGTGCACACGACACGGTTGTACAACTGCTCCTGACCGTACATCACCGACAGCGTCTCGTAGTCGGCATCACCCGTGCCGTCATCCGAGAAGAAGAACGGCGAGGTGGTGAACAGGTTGCCGATACGGTTGGAAAACCGAAGCGTGCCGTCGCCCTTCATAAACAGAAACCCCTGCTCGGTCGCCGCTATGTCTTGCATGTAGTCCAACAAGACCGTCTGGTCGGGGATTGTCTCGGTGTCAAGGAGGATGGTTCCCGCATCCAAAACGGTCGCATCCGTGTAGTTGATTTCTGGCAACGCCAACAGTGTCGTGATTCGGGCGCCGCCCAGTTGCGCGGTCGGGTTGAACTCCTCAATGCGGGCGTTCGCCAGCAGCACGAAGTCGTCTGCTGCTTCAATCGTGACCGTTGACCGCGAAATGGGGGTGGAGGTGGGCTGGAACTCCACATCAAGGTCGGTGATGCGACCCGTGAAGATTTGCGTGGCGCCGTAGAACACTTTGATGGTCCGCCGAATCGTCACACCAGATGTGCCAGTGACCGTGTTGTAGTACGGCGACAGGGTGTTGACAGGGTCGTATTTCCGAGTCTGGTCGTAGAGCGTGATTGTGCATGTCCCCGCCGAAAACTCATCCAACTGGGTTTGGCGACCGCGGTTGATGGTTATTTCCTGAACATCCTCCGTAATGTCCACACCGACACCGTCCGCATACAGCGAACAAAGCGGGTCGTCAAGGGTGCCGTATCCCTCGGTGTTGTCCAACTCAAATCCTGCGTTGAACCCAATGTCGGCGGTCACTTTGTAGGTGCCGCCCCACGGCATCGTCCTGCTCATACGGTTTGTACTGGAACGGCGCCATTCTTACGAGACCATCGTTTGAGTTCGTTGACAATCGCATCGCCGATGCTGCGTCCATCTGCACCCATTCCTGCGTTGACCGTCAGGTTGATGACCGTGGATTCGCCCATCTTTCCGAGACGGCTCAACGGGATGACTGCCTCGGGTCCTGCTTCGCCGACCACTCCGAGCGTCGGACCCGTCACGATTCCGCCTTTTGCCATCATCACCGCCTCATACAAACTGCCCCCGACGCCGCCGCCGCCACCGCCCGCAATAACGGTGGCAGCCTTGGCGGTCTGTTCCTGAATGACGCGCATGTAATCGGGGATGCCGCCAGCGACCAGCGGATTGCCGATGTTTTGCTCAATGATTTTCGTGACCGTTGCCGCGTTCATGCCCGCCGCCTCAAGATTCTTGACCGCGACCGCGACCTCGGCAGGGGTGAAAACGGGGCTGACAGGCAACTGAACAGGCATCGTGACTGGCGTGGCACCAGCATCGGGTTTGGGGCTGTCGGGTTTGGGGCTGTCGGGTTTGGGGCTGTCGGGTTTGGGGCTGTCGGGTGTGCTGCTGTCGGGTTTGGGGCTGTCGGCGGGCGGATTCGGGTTGACGACATTCTTGACTGGAATCGGCAAACCCGCAATCATCGCGTCAAACTCGCCTTTGACTCGCTCAAAAATCTTCTGCAACTCTTCAAGAGTCGCATCGGCGATTTCTTCCTCAAGCAACTCAATCTTGTCTTTGATACCTTTGACGATTTGTTTCGCCAACTCGTAGCCAGACTTGTAGAAAGTATCGTTCAGGTAGGTGCCGAGATTCTCCGCCTGACCGCGCAACGACTCCTCAAACTGGTTCATCTGTCTGATGGTGTCCGCGCCACCGAGTTCAATCGCCGCCGCAATCTTGCTGCCCGCTTCAACGCCCGCTTCCAACACCATGCGAATGTTGTTCGGCGACAACCCCATCGCCACCAACCTCTTTACGGTCTCCGCGAACTGGGACGCCTTGTGCGCCTGCTGTGCCAACGCCGCGAAGAAGTCAATGGCGACCTCGTCACCAATCTTGAAGTACGCCTTGCCGAGGACCTGACCCGCCTTCTCGCTTTCCTTGCCGAGTTCTTGGAACATTTTGTTCACTTCGGGAATCGCATCGGCAGAACCAGACAACAACTCGGTCGCGAACTTGCCGCCCGTCTCCGCCCCCATCGCCAACAACTGGTCCACCCCTTCGCGACCCAAACCTTTAGCAACCAACTCCTGCAACTGTGACGAAAAGTTGATGGCATTTTTGTATTGCTCCCTCAGTCGGTCCAACATTGACTTCTGTTGTTTCTGCGCCTCGTTGGCTTTCGCGGTCGCATCACCCAAATCGCGTTGCGCCTCGGTCACCTTCTCAAGTTGCTTTGCGGCTTCCTCATAGGCTTCCCGACGCGCCTTACGCCCCGCGGTCGTCTCCGCTTTCTTGATGAGTTCATCAAACAACGCCTGCTCTTCGTTGACCTTCGCCTGCGCCGCCGCCACATCCTCATTGGCTTTCGCGATTGCATCCTGCGTCTGCTCATAGCCAGACAAGGCGTTGCTGAACGACAAGGTGCCCTTGAGGCTGTCGGCGACACCCTTCGCATAGTCCGCCATGTCCTGCTTCATCTGGCGAATCGGCTCGTTCGCCTTCTCCGCCGCTGCTTCCGCCGCCCCCAAAGCGTCCGTCAACGAATACGAACCGTAGATTGCGGTTTTGGCGGCGTCGGTCATGCCCTTCATCGCATCGGCATACTCCTCCATCCGCTCCGTTGCTTTCGCCAACGCCTTCTCGGCGACCTCCATGATTTTGCGGCGCAGTTTCTCCTTCTTCTTCTCCAACTCCGACGCCGCTTTTGAGGCTTTGTCCGTGGATTTGTTGAACTTGTCAAAACTGTTGGCGCCAGAAATCGCGCCCTTGCGTGTGCCCTCCAACTGCTTGACCATTTGCTCCATCCGCGAGATGAAACTTTGCGCCTTGCGGGCATCCTCCGCGTCGCCGCCGATTCCCTGTTGGAGCAACGCCAACGCCTTTGACGCGACCAGAATCTTGTTCTTGAAGTTTTCAATGTCTATGTCAATCTGGACCGTGAGTTTGTCCAACCCTTGCAGGATGCCGAGCGAGTACAGCAGGGCGTCCGTCTGCTGTTTCTGCCATCCTGCGGCGTCCGCGGCTTTGTAGAACTGTTCAATCGCCGACTTCTGGTAGTTCACCACATCCGCGGTGTTCCCGCCGAGCGTGAGGATGGCGGCTGAGTTCTCCGTCAACTGGTTGAACAGGCTCATTCCCGCCTTGGCGAAAAGGTCGGTGTTGTCTTTCGTTGACTCAAGCGACGAAGCCAACTCGGTCGTCTGCTCACGAATCTGCTGGAACTTCGCCAAAGTTTCGTTTTGTTTGGCTTTTTGTCCGTAGAACGCCTCCGCGAATGCCTGCGCCTTGACGATGTTGTCGTCGGTGGCGTCACGCAGACCGTCCAAACGGTTTATCAGCGTAAAGACGGAGATTTTTTGTGCGTCAACCGCTTTGGTGACCTTGTCGGTTTCCGCTTTTGCCGCCCGTGCTTTTGCCGCCAACTTCGCGTACTTGTCCGCGAACAACTCTTGCAGGATGATTGCCTCTTTGTAGGTGTCAATGCCGCCCTCAACCGCCTCGTTCTTGAACACTTCCGCCATCGCATAGTCGTAAGCCTTCTTGCCCAACTTGTCAATGCCAGCCAGATACTCAATGTTCTGCTTCACATAAGCGGCGGTGTCGGTTGTCTTCATGGCGTCGTTGACGCGCTTCAGATTGTCCGCGAACTCTTTTTGTCGGGCATTCAGCCCGCCGAACCGTTCAACCAAATCGTCGGACAAAGCCCATCCGCCCGTGTTTTCTACGACCGTCAACAGGGCGCTCAACTCGTCGCTGTCAAACTTGATGCCAGACAGTTTGACCATTCGCATGTTGAAATCGGAGATGGATTCTGCGCCGCCGTCAAACGCGGCGAAAGCGTCGTGCGCGTCAGCACCAATGACCTGCAACGCCTGTCCGAGTTCGTTGGCGGAATCCGAGCCAGAGGTCAACACCGTCGCCAAGTCGCGTTGACCCTGCACGAACTCGTTGATGACCTTCACATCGCCCTTCATCGCATACAACTGGTCTTTGACGGCTTGGGTCAGTTCTCTCGTGCGTTCCTCGGTCGCCTGCTGCTCCTTGCGCCACGCCATGAAGATTTGGATGCCCGCATAGATGGCGATGAGCGGAAGCATGCTGGCAATCAAACTGACCGCGGCGGCGCGAAGAGCGACGAACCCAGCCTTCAAGGCGTACAACGCCGCCCTAAACGAGGTGATTGCGGCGGCGCCCTGCGAGGCGGTCAAACTGTACGCTTTCTGCTCCGCGATAGCCGTTTTGACCGCGACACTCATCGCCTTGAAACTCACAATGAGCGATTTGATTCGTGTGTTCGCCATGATGGCACCGACGACGAAGTTCTTGAGCAGCAACAAGCCGACCATCATCAGCACGGGCTTCAGATAGAGGAGCGAACCCGCGACCATCTTCAACGCCGACGCCACCCCGCCGAGCGTCGTGGTGAGCACGGGACCAAACGCATCAAGCATCCCTGTCGCCAAGTCAACGACCTGCGCGAGCGTGTCAGCGAACGCTTTGCTCAGCGCGATGACCGCTGGAATCATCGGTTTCAACGACGCCGCAATGTCCGTCATTGAGTCCCGCAACTTGGGTGAAAGAGCAGCGAGCAGCATCAAACCCGTCAGGAACGGGTTGAGCGACTTGAACAATCCGCCGACCAGCGGCAAACCCCCCAACAATCGTTTCCCGCCCAACGCCGCCAACGCCGCCCCCACGGAGGTGACGATGGGGAGGAACTTCTTGAAAGAATCGGCAATCTGGTCAGCCGATTGTTTGCCGAACTGCAAATCCTTGAAGAACCGATGCCCCCGCAAAAGCAGGTCCGTCATCGGTTGCAACAAATCCTTGAACGCGATTCCCATTCCTTGCAGGATGGTTCTGAACGCACCGCCCTCGCGGAGGCTTTCCGAGAAAGATTTGGTCAGGTCGTAGGCGGCTTTTATCATCGGTCCGAAACCCTTGAGCAGCACATTGCCCATTTCCAACTGAATGTCGTTTTGGATGCGCTTGAACGAACGCAGCACCTTGCCGGGTTCGGTCATCGCCGCTTCGTAGAGACCCGCGACTCGGGTGCCTTCCTCCATGATGAGGTTGATGGTCGCCTGCTGGCGTTCGGTCGCCGTTAGTTGTGTCGCGTTCTTGCCGAGGGTCTTGGCGTATTTGGCGTACCCTTCCGAGGCATAACGCGAAATGCCCGCGGATTTCAACAAGATTGACGACCCCGTCTGGATTGCTCGGGTCAACAGTTCGGCGGTTTCGGTGGAGTTTTTCTGGCTGATGACCGCCAAGTCCTGCGCGACGCGGGCAACATCCGCCGCCTTGGACAAGTCAAGATTGTTTTGGGCGAACTTCAACGCGATGTTTTGCGCCGCATCCATCTCAATGCCGTTTTTGCGAATCGCCTTGGCGGCATTGTTGATTGCCGCAGCACCCAAGCCCGTTGACTTGCCGACCGCGTCAATGGCGACCTTCAACTCCGACACTTTGGCTGCGACACCGAACGCTTCTTTGCCGTATCGGACAATCGCATAACCTGCGATGCCTGCCGAGGCGCCGAGCAGCGTCAATGCTTTGGTGCTGGGCGCCAACGCCTTTTGGAAGTGTTGCAGCGACGCCGTCGCCGACTGCATCGGGTCAACGAAATCGCCTACATCGGCGACAACTTTCGCCCTTACTTCAAGTTCTTCGTCAGCCACGGCGACCTTCTAACGGCGTCGTCTGGAGGCTTTCTCCGCTTCGTGCGCCTTCAACCTGTAATAAGCCGCCCACTCCACGATTTCCGCCGACGAAATGGGGGCATGCCCGCCGCTCCCATACAGCAGTTCGTGCACCGTGCGACCCAACTTCTCGGCGAGGTCGTACAAGAACCTGCGCTCGGTGTTGACTAGGAGCCTTTTCCCGCCTCATCCACCGCCTTCTCTCCGAAGCCAGACAATCGCATCGCTGCGGCGACGATTTTGTCCAAGGCGGCTCCCGATTTGCCCATGACAATGTCCTTGTCTGCGCCGTCAAACACCCGCTCGCCCGTCTCGGGGTCGTAGACACACTGCACCACGATTTCTGGCATCATGCGTCGCATGTCAATGTTGCCGTTGTTGTTCGCCGCATCTTGAGAGATTGCTGCGCGGGCTGCACCCGACATTCCACGGATTTCAACTTCAACACCCCACTCGTCAATCTTGACGAGTTCTCGCTGGGTGTCGTCTACTGCAATGATGCGGTCACGAAGGGACACGGTATTCTCCTATGTTGTTGTTGGGTTGTTTATTACGACCAAGTGCCTCGGGTGATTTGTCCCGTCACTTGGAAATCTGCCGAAGCAGTCACCACATCCCCCACCGAAGCCGAGACTTCGTAGGAGGTCATGATGCACTCGCCAGAGTACTTCACCTTGCCAGAGGAACTTCCCTCGGGACCGTACTCAAACGAGAGGGTCGCGGACTGTCCGAGGACGCCAGCCAAGTAGCCGTCAGCCGTGGAGTCAAACTTGCCCGAGATGCTGATGGTTGCATCGGACAGACCGACGATGTAGGTCTTGGCTGAGCCAGAGACGCCGAAAGTCGTCGTTTCTGCGGTCTCAATGTCGCGGGGGAAGCCGAGGTCGTCCAGATACGCCGACAGGTCGCGGAGCGTGCCGCCCGAGTCGTCCAACTTGAAGACCGCTGATTTGCCGTGTACGAATGCCATGATGGTTGTTTCTCCTTAGCGTCTTGCGAACGCCATCGTGAATGTGATTGAACCCGAGCCACTCGCTGTGTAGTTGGCGCGGAGGTATCGGTTGACGGTCGTGCCCGATGCGACGGCGACCCGTTCCGAGGTTTTGACCGTGGTTGCTACGGTCGTGAAGGTGGCGAGGTCAGCCCAAGTGCTGTTGTCAGCCGAATGCTGGACCTTGAAGACGGTGTTGTTGTTCATCGTGTTCGCGGTGACATGCAACTGTGCGATTCCCCCGTTGCTCGTTGACGCCGCGTTGTCTTGCGATGACCCGTTGCCTGTCGCGGTCACGGCGGCAAGTGCCGTCAGGAGAATCGCATCGTCCGCTCCGCCGTCAGCCTGTGCGTCGTAAGAAACCGACACCACATCACCCACGGGGGCGGATACTTCATACGAAGTCGTCTTGGCTTGCAGGATGTAGCAACGGTTGCCTGCGGCGATGCCCGACTGTGCGAAAATGACGGGTGCGAGCGTGTCGGAGCCGATTGAGGCGCTAAGCACCGCGTCTACCGCGGTTGAATCACCGTCAAACAACCCCGACGCGGAAAGCGTCGCGTCGCGAAGCCCCGTGATGTAGGTTTTTGCTCCGCCGCTGCTCCCGAACACGGTCGTCTCGGCGGTCTCAATGTCTTGCGACACGGACCCGTCATTGAGGAACGAGGTCAGGGCTGTGGTGCCGTGCACGACCGCGGCGTCTTTGCCGTGGATGAAAGCCATCGTCAGACCTCTTCCTTGGTCGCATCGGCGGCAGGCTTCGTTTTTTGGTCTAGCAACTCAACGATTCCCTGCTCGCGGAGCCATTTGATTGACTGGCTCGGGAGGTCTTCCACCACATCGCCGACTTCCGCCCGCTTGTTTGGCGGGTAGTCAATCCCTTTGAGAACCTTGTACTTCGGCATGTCGCTCCTGAGTGTCGTGGGCGTGTTCGCATCCCCGACTCTCACCCGACCACTTGGGCACGATGGGCGATGCCGAGGTCACGAGGACACGATGACAGCGCCGACTTTACAGTCGCCAGCCCTCCAACAGCCCCTCAACAGGGGTCTAGTCTTTGATTCCCCAGTGCGACAAACCGCCGTTGTCCAACAAATACTTCGCCACTCGGAGGTTGCAATCCACCTGCATCAGAAGTTCTAAGCCCCCCCCACAAATCTCTCTCGTGACGGTCCGCCAAGTTGAGTTGATTTGCAGAAGCCCCGAGTCATACGACCCGTTTCGGTTCAACGCCCAAACGATGTTGCCTTCCTCGTCAAACTTGGCGTTGATTGCTTTCTTTCGGCAACGGCTTTCTCGGTACGCGATGTACGAAAAAGTTTCCACTGGTTCAAGCCCGTATTCCAAGAACAGATGCTCGTATTGGGGGCACCGCCAAGCGCCAGTTGAGCGGGCGACCGTGGTGGTAGTGGTCGTGGTCGTGGTGGTCGTGGTCGTGGTGGCAATCGCATGCGCCAACTTGACCGTGGTGGTGGTCGTGGTGGTCGGGGCGACGCTAGGCAGACTCACCGCCGAATACACCAGCCAAGCAAGCAAGAACACCGCAAACACCGCGCCAATCGTCCGTTTCGGCGAGGTCATTGCTGACGCTCCGAACAGAATAGCAAGGCGCCGAAGGCAACCATCACCGCAAACCCGACCGAAATCCAAAACTCAATCATGTCATTCGTCTCCGAGAATCCAAGCGAAAAGGATGGCGAGCCATAACGGCAAAAACACCAGACCCAATCCGTACATCACCTTCAAGAATGTCATCAACCCTGTCACGAATCCTCCTTCCGTTGACGGGTCAAATCCTACCGAAACAACACCCCCAAGGCAAGCATCTCGGCGACAGGGGGGTTATGCGGCGTTGCGAGCCTTGCACCGAGGGCAAATAATGGTCCACGGACGAGTCACCGAGACCGCCAGCATCTTTTTACAACGCCAACACCGCGGCGCCTCGTCGTTTTTCGGCGCCCTCCCGTAAGGGTCAACGGGCTTGTCGTTCACGGCAACCAAACCGTGAAATCGCATCCGACCAACGCCCTGTCATCGTTGTCCCGTTGGAGCGGATACAACTCCGAGGTGGACAGCACACACAGAATGGACACTCCCGAGAGCGTGGTGTTGCGAATCGCACCAAGCACCGAGCGCACATTCTCCGCTTTGGTGCGAGCCGCGGGGTAATCGTTGCGTGCCGCCCTGCAATACACCCTGACCCGTTGATGGTCAATCGCCTTCACACCCGCCCCGAATGTGTGGTCGGGACCGACGCCCGAGTTCTCGTACAGCGTCACACAAGCATCGGGGTCGGCGGGCATGCGGGCAAGAAAAATGTTGGTCGCCAAAGTCCCCTGCCCCTGCGTTTGCAGGTAGGTGCCCAACGCATCAAGAATCGCCATCAGTCCTCCTGCTCGTTCTCGGTGTAATCCGAATCAAGCCACGGCGGCACGGCGCCACTCCGCCGCAGAATGAACGCCACCATCTGCCGCAACCGTTGCTGCAAACGAACGGACGCATCGGCGACGGGGTCCTCAAGATACTTGGCTTTCCTGCCCGGCGCATGCCTGAACTTCAAGTTCTCGTGCTGCACCCAAGCGTAATCAACGGCGCCTCCTCCGTATGAAATCTCCACCGCGACCTTCTTGCCCGCCTGATACGGCTGGTGCACCATGCCCGAACCCGACAGAATGCCGTGCCTGAACGGAACCTGCTTCTTTGACTCCGCGAGAATCACATTGGCTTCGGCGTACAAAGCCTCCTTGGTTGCATCGGCAATCTTCGTCTTGCCAGCATGAATCATCGCGGCAACATCACGCAAACCCGTGACCTCAATGTGCATCAACCTCTTGCTCATGCGTAGGTCACAGTCGTGTGGTGGGTGCCCGTGTCGTCGTTGTGCACCTGCACCGTCACTATCAACGGGATGGTGCCGTCAGGCAAAACAATCTTGGAATCCGTGGTGATGGCAGGCGTGCCGTAGAAAATGATGGTGCCGCGAGTGACCACCTCTCGGTTGTCCATCGTCGTCGTCACATTGTTTGATGGTTGGATGCGGCACGAAACCGCCGTGCCACTGGCGCTAAAAGTGAACTTGCCGTAGGCGTCGGTAGCCGTCTTGGCGAACACCGTCACCGTTGACGGCATCATCTCCAAAAAGGCGGCTTCTATGGTCACGGCTCACCCCGTAATCGGGCGTAGCGGCGGAACGCTGGTGGATGACCCGAGATTCTCGTCCATCCCGACATAGAAATCAAAAGTGCCGTCAAAGGTTTCGGTGTCAAAGTTCGGCGACGGCGGGGACGCCCTGACCGCGAGAGCACGAAGCGACGCGGCACGCTCCATGTAGGTCTTCGCCTGCGTACCGTACTGCGTGGAAATAGAAAGGTCACCGACCGACCGCGACAGGTCGGATTTCGCCGACAGTTTGCTGCTAATCGCATCACATGCAAACGCCGCAGCCAAGTAAGCGTTGCTGTTCCACTCCGTCAACAAAAAGGCAATCTCCTCGTTGGAGATTTGCTGATTGTTCGTGTCGGTATCGCCGCACAAGAAACGAACCTTGTCGTTCGCCGAGTTGGACGGGTTTCCCGAATACGACCAAGTCACGGCTTACTCCTCCGATTCATCACGCTTGCGGCTCCTGCGAACCGAGCGCGGCTTTTCCTCCTGCACCTCAACTGGCGTCTGTACTTCGGCAACAACGGCTTTCGGCGCCGACGCGACGACAGGCTTGACGGCAATCGCATCAACGACCTCCACCAGAAACCGTCCGCTGATGAGCGTCCGCAGATTGCGCCACTTGGCGGCGTCAACCAGCGTCCCCGTTGGAATCGTCTCCCCATTACCTTTCGGGATGGGTTTCAATACTTTGTATGCCATGTTTCCTCCGATTATTGGACACTACGGTCACGAGACCGAAGAATCAGGTCAGGTCAACCCACAGGTACCTAAATGTTGCCGACGCCTCGTTGATGGGGCTGGCAGTCGCGTTGACCGCGTACACGGTGACCGTGTTGGCGGCAGTGACCGTCGCGCCAGCGAACACCAAACCGCTCGTAAGAGCAGGCGGGTTCAACAGGACCATGTCGCCAGCAGCCGCACCAGTCAGCGTGAAAGTCGCCGAACCAGTTTGCGCAGCCGAGATGCTCGGGAAATCAACCGCCGCCGTGCTGGAGGCAATCTTGTTGATGACCGAACCCGACGAACCGACCGCGAGCGTACCCGCCGTCAGGTCGCCAGTCACCGCGGCATCATCGCCAACGGTGAGGTCATCCCCTGCCTGAATGTCTTGCGATGCCGTCAACTTGCCAGCGACAGCCTCGCCTTTGGTGATGAGGTTGGTCATTGGACGCCCCTATCAGGCAACGACTGCCGAGAAGAAGTAGCCGAGGTCGGCGCCGATGACCTTCATGTCAAACGAGATTTCCGACTCAATGCGGTCCGCCTTGAACTGCTCCATGCGGATGCGGCTCGTGCCCACGGTCTGCCCGAGACCCTGCGACACACCCGTCCACGACATGACATAGCCAGCCGAGGGCTGGAGAAGTCCCGCCGAGGGAGCCGAGTAGCACAAGAGCGCGTTCTTGCCGTGCGTGAAGTCGTAGGCGGCGGTGCCACCCTCGTTGTTCGTCGCCTTGACAGCCTTCGCGACCATCACTCGCGGAACATCAAAGAGGCTCGCCATGAGACCCTCGGTGATGACCTGCGATGAGGTGTACTTGATGCGGTCCACCAAGTCGGGGTGGTTCTTCAGCGTCTTGAACACATCGTAGCCGAGCAGCAGCGTGTTCGGCTCAAAGCCCGTGGTGGAAAGGATTTGACGCTTCGCATCCTCAACATCGTTGAGCGGGTCCGACGAGGTGTAGTCGCTCCACAGGTTGCTCGGTGTGTCGTCGGTGCCCCACACGCCGCTCTGGAAGAAGGTGGACACGAACTGCGTCTCCATCTTCAGCATCAAACGGCTGGTGACGAACTCCGCGGCTTCGCGGTCAACCTGAATCGGTGCGTCCGCGTTGGCGCGGGTCTGGTCGCCAATGTCCTTGTGGAATGCGAACACATCGCATTGGTAGGAGTCGGTTGACAGCCCGTAGCCGCCGCCTGCCGATTCGGTGGCGTCTGCACGACGCTGCGCCTCATCGCGGAACCAGTCGTTCTTCGTGTAGGTGAAGAACTTGTCCGACTGCTTGGAGACAGGGACGATTGGGAACACTCGGCTTGCGACGAAGTTCGCCTGCTGTTGCATGTAGGCGACGCTGATGTTCGTCAGAATCGCATCAACATGGACCTGTGAGGATGTTGGCTGTGGCATTGTTGTTCTCCTGTGTTGAGATTTCTATTAGGCGGCTCGGTGCGGGTTGGCGCAGTTGACCACTGCGGTCAGGACTTCGTTGTCCGCGCCTGCGGCGAGGATGACGGTGCCCACGACATAGTTGGAGGTGTCCGTGCCCGGCACTTTGGCGCCAGCCTTGCCTGCGGAAGTCGTGCCGATGAGCGTGCCTTCGTCAAGCGACGCCGAAGCGATGACCTTGGTGCCGCCGACGACGAGGATTGACGCCTCTTCGCCCGACTCGGGCGTGTTCTGAAGGACGCCGATGGGCTTGTCCGTTGCGGCGGAGCACAGCGCCGCCTGACCCGACGAGTTCACCTTGACGAAGAAGTACTGCTTCGCGCTCAAGTCAGCCGCGGCGGGAAGTGTGATTCTGACCGCGTAGCCAGCGATTTCGTATGCCATGTTGATTGCTCCTTGTTATTGCTCGTTGCGGTAAGCCGCATAGAGGTCGGGGTTTTTGTGGATGATTCCCGCAACCGCTTGTTCAACGGTGGCGAACTCGCCTGCTTGGTGGGCTGCCTTGGCGAGCGCTTGCACCTTGGCGTAAGCGTTGCTCTCGTCGGGGCGGCTACCGCGACCGATTTCGGTGAAGATGGCGGCGCTTTCCGCCTGTGCGTTCGCGGCTTCCAAAGCCTTTTCCACCTGCTCGGCGAGCGCGGCGTCCATGTCGGTCAGGCGACGAAGCGCGGGACCGAACTCCTGTGCGTTCACCGTGATGTGCGCCCAGCCTGCCGCCTTCTTGACGAACTCTTCGTCGCGGCGGGTCTCGCGCTCCTTGCGAAGTTCCTCGGTCGCCTTGGTTGCGGCGTCCTCAGCCTTCTTCAACATCTCGCGGACGGGTTCGGGGAGCGACTTGACGAGAGCCTTGTAGGTCTCCTCCTCGTCCATCTCCTCCTCTTCCTCTTCCTCTTCCTCTTCCTCCATCTTCATCTTTGCCTTCTCGGCTTTTTCGTTCAGGTCGGCGACGAGTTTCTCGGAGGCAGCAAGCGACTTCTCCAACTCAACGATGCGGTCAATGTACGCCTCTTCAAGGGTCGGGTCCATCTCTTGGGCTGTGGTCTCGGTGTTCTCTGACACGGTTGCCTCCGTTGTGTTGCCTGCGTTCTTCATTACAATCCAGCCTTCCTCAAGATGAGCGGGGTGGTCAACGCCGCTGGTCTCAAGGACTTTCAGTGCCACCATCTTTCGCTGCTTCTTGGTCAAGAGGTTGCTCCGAATCTGAACTGCTGCGAGTGTAGGACAGCAATCGCATCAACCACATTGTCAAGTGGGGTCTAGTACCGCAAGTTTTTTGACCGTTTGACCAAACCATCACCGTAAGCCTCGGCAATGTCAACCAAGTCATCAACGAAACTCAACCGCTCCTCCTCGTCTTCAATCCCTTCGCATCGCTCAAGAACTGCCTGACGAAGCAGCAGGCTGTACGACATTGCGCTCGCCATGCTCAACAAATCCTTGGACTCGCTCACTTCATCGTCGTCGTCCAAGAGCGCGAGCGCCTCAGCGAACTGACGCTCCAAACGATGGCGACGGACGGCAAAACCAACAACGACGAACAACACCACGACGCTTGAACTTGTCAAGCCGAAAAAAAACGACCACCCGCTGGACATGCGGGTGATGATACCCGACCGCTACGCCCGAGTCTTCTTTACACGCCTTTTGGTTCGCATCTCCCCGCGCTCAACGGTGGCTCTGGCGGCGTCCGCAAATCCGCGGACTTCGTACTTCCCGTGCCCGACCTTTCTGAACAGGTGCGGGTTGTCGCGCACAAACTTGCTGACCGTGGAGGTCGGGAGCGAGAACCGCTCGGCGAGCATCTGCACCGTGACCTCTTGCGCGAAGTTCGCCTCCTGCTTCGCATAGAACATCAGTTGGTCCGTTCCCTCAAACGGCACGAGCGACACATCGGCGGGATGGGCGTCGCGCCCGCTCCTGTATCCCTCCTCGCCGCCGACGATTTGATACGACCCGTCCTTGTTGACGCCGACGAACACGAACCGACCTTTCGGTTCTTTCCGCCAATAGACGGTGTCACCGCGATTGAATGTCAT